GCATCAGATTTAGCAATTGGTGTTGGTGTTGCTGAAAATTTAGAATTGTCATAGTTCCACCCATTGTCTGTATTTTTGATGCGAATTTCAAAATCCACACCATCAATAATATCAAATGGGTACAATTCATTGGGCTTTTTGCCAGTAATTGCATCTTCTTTTGGGAATTGTACGGCATCAATTTTATTGAAAATTGCTTTACCAAATTTATACAAAAAAACTTTACCATTATTATCTGGATTTGCGGGGTCATTGATAACTTGAATGTTGGAAATAAATTGTTGTTTACGTCCGATTAAACTCGAAGCATTTCGATTTGGGTGGTTTTTATCACTACCACAAGATTTATATAATTTACCATTTAATGTGTAAATTGAATCTTTGCCTAGTTCTTTTAAAGATGTGAGTGAACGTTCAATGTACCATTTATTGTTTGCTGGATTTTTGAAATTGTGGTAAAACCACGTAACATAATTAAAAATATTATCCGAATTGCCATCTGGGAGAAATCTAATAACCGCCCCACCAACACCTTTAACTTTGTCCATTGTTGGCTTCCAAAATCTCACATCTTCATTATCATAAGATTTTGTTTGTTGCGTTGCTTGCTCTTTTAATAGTTCTGTTACTTTTTCTTTATTTAATTCTCGATTTGCTTTATATTTTGCGAAGTCTACCATTTTATATGTCTCTCTATTGTCTTTAAGTTTAATTTAAATTGTCTTTAAGTATTGCATTTGTATTTAGTTGAAGATTATTCTCCTTTATTTTAAAATTACAACAATCACATATCAAATGATACATGTCAAATTCTGGCACTTGTTTTATAAGTTCACCGTAGTCACAGATAGGACAAAATTGGGATAGATTAGTCATTAATAACTCCAATTAATTTACTCATAAATATTTCCTTAGTTAAATCTATTCTACCATTAATTAAATATTTAAACAACTTATTTAAATAAAATGACTTAGTTTGATATAATTCATTATCCTCTGCTTTAAAATATTCATTGGAAAATAGATAATTTAATATACATGATGTAGATGATGAAATTTTATTTTCAGATTCTAATGCAAAATAGTTTGTACTATATATCGGGTGATACAATTGTTCAACTAATTCTATCTTAAGTTTATATTTAATTCTTTGAATATCGGTCTCAAATGATTCCAATATAGTATTCTGATACTTCTTAAACCCAAGTGCACTCATTAAACAATCTTTTGATAATAAATCTAATGCATATATTTTTTTATTTTTATATGCATTAATTGCCAACAGTGGTATATATCTCTCTTGGTATTGGAATTTTGATGCTAATTTCTTAAAGAAATGTTTATCTTTGCGATTTTCAAATGTCTCATACGAATATCCCTCTGGAATACCTTGGGAGTTATAATCATAAGTTAAACTATTAAAATCTAATTTTATACTCATATATAAAAGGCATGCCGAAAAATCTTCTAAATCTAATGGTTTAATCTCATAAAAATTTTGAGACATACTACAATCCAAGTCTACCTATATCTTGAGATTTGAGTTGGTTATTGTTGGTACATTCCATCTCAATTAGACCTAATAAACTTGGGGATATCAATTTAACACAATCTGTATATTCCAAATCGTATTCTTTAGAAAATTCTAAGATTGCTTCTAAGTATGTATAGTTTCCATCATGTAATCTATTTACATACTTATGAAAATGTAATAATCTATCTTGATAACTGTTTTTTAAAAATTCTGATGTTTCCAATTGTTCTTCCATATCTTGAACAAAAAAGTTTAATTGTTCATCTGTATCGTGTAAATGATTTTGCATGATTAACATCATAATTTATTTCCTTAATAATTTAAATTTAACTTCCACCAAATTTACTATCAATTGTGCTGTGACGATTATTCTTACCTATTTGCTTTAGTATATCTCGGAATGTATCATCAGCTTTAATATTTCTATCGAATTGAATCATGTTAGGTGATTGAATTTCTTTTAAAACTTTCATTTTACCACATGATGGGCATGGTTCTGCTTCTGGTTGTTTATAATTCGACACCGATAAAAATCTTTCAAACTTGGTATCACAATCTGTGCAACTATATAAATAAAGTGGAATTTTAATATCCCCAATTTGAGTTTAATGTTTTATAAATCATAAATTGTATTTTATCCAATCGTAATTATCTCGCCAACTTCCGAGCCTTATACTATTTTTCTTTCTGCTTTTGTTTTGCTTGAACTTTTTGTAGTATTTTTTAATGACGTAGGCTTGGTTGTAGATAAAACCTCTACTGTCTTTTTTTCCAAAAAATCTTTCACCACCTCTTCTGGTAAAAATTCAGGAAAAGCTTCTACGAATACTTTCATATCCACATTAGGATATCCATTTAAATTTCTATCTTTAATTTGACATAACAACTCAGCCTCACCTTTTGATAAAGACTCTAATACAGTAATAAAGTGAACTTCTCTTTTATCTTTATTTTGAATAAATCCACGACCACCTCTTAAAAATCTACTAACTTCTTTAAAAGTTACAAATAAATTACTAGGGGATTGTCCGATGTATCCAGAAGTTGGTTGGAATTTTGGTGAACCATCTGGAAGTTCCCATTGTACATCTGGGTGTAGTATCAACTCAACAAATGATTTCAATACATTAGCATGAGTTTGGTCTTTATTATAATACTGATATAAGTAATCTCTTTGAGATAGTGGATTACTTTCATTGTTGATTAGTGTTAGTAGTTCTGGTAAATATACAATTGTACTATTGGGTAATTTTACTGCCATGATTAGCCTTTGCTTACTGGATAGTTGTTGGAATATAATTTAATAAAAGTGTCATATTTTCTGTAAATTAAGCAATACACTTTTCTACATTTAGTTTGTTTATATGTATTGAGGTAAATATCATAATAATTATTGTCGATAAATGTAAATGGCAATTCAATTCTAAAATACCATCCACCTTCTAATTTTTTACCAAAAGCTAAGAATACATCACTAGGATATAACATCCCCTCATCCAAATTCCTCATTGCAATTAATTTCATTTAAATCCTTTCAAGATAATTTTAAACTCATTCATTCTTCCAGAAGCAACCTGTTCTGTGGTTTTGATACTATTTAGGGTAGCTAATAAAGATTTTTTAGTTGGAGTTTCTAAAGTATTAGTAAACAGATATAAATCTTCAATTTTGCGTAATTTCTTCTTGAAACTTTTAGATTCATCTACATTACCAAACGTAAATCCTTTCGCGTTCATTTTTAAATCTTTCAATGCACGTAAAACAATAATATCACGCTTCTCGGTATCAAATAGCCAAACTTCAGAGCATCCAATAACAGCTTGTGGCAATAGTCCTTCAATTTTATCCCAAACTTTTAAATACGGCATTTTAGATGTTTGCAATAATGGTGACAATTCCTTTTTAGCTCTGACTTGTTTTACGACAACTTCTTTATGTTGTACATTTAAAATATCATCTAATACAATTTTAAGCTCTTTAGAGACACTTTTAATTCGAGTTGATGGTGTTAGTGCAAAACTTTCTTTTGTCTGCTCACAGCCCCCTTTTAATAGCTTGTATACATCATCATAGTATGATATCTTATTATTGATAAATGAAATGATTTCTTTTGATTGAAATTTGGAATATTCATTTGTCGTATAAGTTTTAACATATTCTTCCGTCTTATAAGATTTATTGTTTAAAATATTATCAATTAGATTATCCTCGATATCATTTAAAAAATTAATAACCAAATAATCCAATTGTTTAATTTGAATTACATTAGTAATAATATCTGGTAGTTTAGTTTTATCATAATCGGACTGAATTTGTTTTAACTTTTCGATATTTCTTTGAATATCTTCTGGTCTAATATAACAATTTCTCAAGATTAATCTAGAAACTGCTCCAGTCGGTCTAAACAAATGTTCGGCAATCCCTCTATTCATATTTAAATTAATAGAGGTAGCATATTCCAATGATGCCTCTTTATAATCGGCAAGGGAATAATGGGAATTGTAATGTAGGAGCGCTACAGATAATGTATGATTGTAGTCTAGATTTGATGTTTCTGGTTCTAATTTGTTAGAACCAAGTAATCTCTCTTTAGTCTCTTTTTTATTTACAGCTTTATTCAAAATTAATCTTCTTTAGATGCTTTTTGTTTTTTGCGAGATTGGCTTGCTTTTTCATTTAAAATCATAACACGAAATTGTTCTTTAAGCATACTGCCTCGCATGAGTTTTAATTGTTTTGAACATGAAAATTCAAGACCACGTTTATGCTTAACTTCAACTTCCTTAACTTGTTTTTTATTTTGTGCCATATTATGATTTTTCCTTGTTTAATAATAAATAAAATAATAAAAATAAATTTACTAATGGTATATTAGAAATTATTGTAAAAATTACAATAGATTTAAATTTATAATATTTTTGATTGAATAATTCCCGCCAGTGTAGCAAATAAAAGCAACACAAACAAATTAACAAATTTATTGAAATAAAATATACCATGTGTTTTCTCGATTTTTAAGTATTATAACACCTTATTTAGAATCTGTAAATACATTTGTTCAATATTGCATAGTGTATGTATGCAAATTAATAATTTAATAAACTTGACAGATGCATTTTCATTTGATATAATGGTTGAAATTAATTACTGAAAGGAATACAAATATGAATATGAAATACTTAAATTATGGAATATTATTTTTATTTTTAATTTTTATATGTACTTGGATTTTTAATCACATCAGCGCAAGGGGTGGTATTGGGTTGGCACTCATAATTGTGTATTTTGTTGTTTGGAAATCAACTAAATCAACTAAAGGAGAATCAAATGAAAAAAATTAGTCTAGCGGTATTGTTGATATTATCATTAACAGCATGTGAACGTGTAGCCCCAAATTATGCGGGGGTTTTGATGGAAAATTATGGTAAAGATGGTAAGTCAGATTTTACTTTACAAAAAGGTCGAGTCAATACGCTAACACCAGGAACTGAATTATTTCAAGTTCCATTATGGGAACAACGTGCAGGATTTGAACGTCCTGTTAGTTTAAAAGCTGCTGATAATACTGCGTTTACAAGTTCACCAATTTACAGCTTTAAAATAATCGAAAAACGAGCTATTGATGTTGTGTTTGATAATAAACAACTAGGCAATGGTTCGGAGTTTATGGTAGCTTTACAAGATAATATTTTAGAAACTAAAATTCTAGATATCATGAAAGAAGCAAGTCGCACATACTCTACCGATGATTTGATGGCTAGTGGTGGTTCAATTAAATTTGAAAATTCTGTTCAAGAATTAGTCAAAAAAGAATTTGAGAATCGAGGATTAGAATTAATTACATTTAGTACACAGTTAAACTTCAGTGAAAAAGTAACTGCTAAGATTGATAGTCGCAATGAAGTTAATACTAATATTACAGTATTAGACCAAAAAATTGAAGAGCAGAAAAAGCAGAATGAGTTAGAAAAGCTTATTACTGAGCAAAATATCTTGAAATCTCAAGGCATCACCCCTCAATTATTACAGCAACAATTTATAGAAAAATGGAATGGAAGCACCCCTCTATATGGTAACATGCCAATTACTCTACTTAAAAATGAGAAATATTAGAATATATAGATAATTATTAAGGAAATATTGTGAAAGTTCATTATAAAGAAAATATATATGACAAACTTATAGATGAAATTAATAAAAATTCTAAAAGAATTCGCTACATAGAAATTTCTATAAGTGAATACATAGAATTATTAGACCATCTTAAAGAAAAAGATAGATTAGTAAATATAGAATATATAAATTTAGTATCATCTAGAACTTTTAATGGAATTCATCTAAGAGTAGACATCAATCAATAAGGAGAATAAAATGACACCAGAATTATATGTAGCATGGATTAATGGATACCTTCAATTATCAAATGCATTATCACATCGAGATGAAGGAATTAAAAGTGCATTAAGTAAATTATCACCGTTAGAATTTTGTTATTTCTTGCAAGGATTCTTAGAATGTACCGAAGATGTATTAACAAAAACTGAATTAATAATGTATGACCATTTAAAATTAGTTTTTAATAAAATAACACCAAAAAGAGTTGAAATTAATAAAGATAATTTTAATTTTACAAAATTAATTGAGGATTATAATAGAAATAAAATATCGCAAGATATTTGGAATATGCCACATTCGTATCCAACATACCCCAATAATAAACCGATAACTATTTGCTAAAAATTTAATTATAAACAATATTTGGGAAAATTATAATGAAAAATACATATAAAATATACCCAGACCATGCATCCACTGGGGTATGGTTGGTATATAAAGATGTTGATGGTTCAGATTTACGTCATGTAAACGTAGATATCCCAGAATACGTCCCACAAATTCTAACAATTGCATTAAAATACTGGCATAATATTTGGGAGTTTTTTATTGATGATAGTTTTGATAATGGACGAGCATCTGGTTGGTATTCGGATAAGTGGAGTATGGATGGACAATTGCTAGTAGATGAATTGAACAAACTGGGAATTGATGAATACATCTATATAATATAAAATATGAACAGTATAGTAATATATGATTCCGAAGTACAATCACATCATAAATTTGAAAATCATTATGAAATTTTAAATATGTATTCATATTTAAATCACCCATATTATAATAATTTCATACAATACTTGACAATATCTAATAAAACAGCTATAATATTTTGTAAATCGAATGATGAAGTATTTAATATTTTGAAATCCGATTTAATAAAAATACATAAAGTCAATTCAATGCAAGAAAGGGGCAATATTTTGAAAGAATATCAAAATGATTTTTATGCATGTAGTTCAGCAAGCAGTCTCACCTATTGAGAAAGGTTAATAATGAGTATAGATAAACGATTAGTTCAAGATGCTTCAAAAACGATGGAGTGTTTTCAGTTGCACAACGGTAAAATATTATGGGGAGGTTTTGACTTTAGTGCGATATTAGAAACATTTGCATATAACATTGCACAGCTTCGAGATGCTAGACAATCAGCACAAAAGTCAGTTAATGATGAGCTTAACGTTGGTGAAGTTTTGGAATATTTAAAGGGGATAGAAAATACTAATGTGGGTACAGTGGCTATAAGACTATTCTCCGACGGTAGTGGCAGTATTAAAGATATAAGCAATGATAATGATATTGAATTGGCTGGATTTGATGATGTGATAAAGC